CTCCTTTTCTAGATTGGCAGCCCGGTTTCCCCCGCCGGGCTGTTGTTTGTTGTCGGAAAATGGCGAACGATTTTTGGAGGATTTCCCCTTTCTATGGAGAATTATGGCAGTAGAGAGGGGGATGCGTATGGAGGAAAACAAAATAATGGCAGCTGCACAAATTGTAAGTTCAATACTACAACGAGAAGATATAATAGTTTTCGTAAAGGTAAGTAATGGAACAAAGTANAGCCTCTGGTGTGGAATAAGCGTACCGGCAGGCTTATCAGCGGCCATCAACGACTCAAAGTCCTAAAAGAATTGGGTTATACAGAAGTAGAAGTATCGGTTGTAGATCTGCCGGAATATAAAGAAAAGGCGTTAAACTTAGCATTGAACAAAATTCAGGGCGACTGGGATTATGTGAAACTGAAGGATTTACTTGAAGAATTGGACACGGGAGCATTTGATATCGAGATCACAGGTTTTAGTTTGGAAGAAATAGAGCAGCTGATGACGGAACTAGGTGGGTATGATGCGAAGGAAGAAGGAAAGCTACCGGCCGTTCCCGAGAGAGCTAAACCGGGAGATATATGGCAGTTGGGAAATCACAGGATAGCTTGTGGAGACTGCACGGATGTGGAACTCCTGGAAAGGTTGCTTGAAGGGAAGAAAATCAACACGATAGTCACTTCACCGCCATACGCGCAGCAACGCAAGAATGAATACGGCGGTATACCGGCTGACGAATATCCGGACTGGTTTGGATCCGTGGCAAATGCAATGTGGACCATACTCGACGATACAGGATCCTTTTTTGTGAACATAAAGGAACACGTTGAGGACGGGCAAAGAAGCCTTTACGTGATGAAGTTAGTAATTGCAATGGTCGAGAAATACGGCTGGCGCTTTGTTGACGAATTTATCTGGACAAAACCGGGATTGCCTGGTGGATGGAAAAACCGGCTTAAAAATGACTTTGAGCCGGTTTTTTGGTTTGCAAAAACTGAAGATTTGGTAATGGTTGAACGGCAAATAGAAGAGGGAGAAGGAGGAAACGAAGAAGAAAATGTTGTGGATGAGTATGGAAGAGTGTTCCACTTTTGTAAGCAAGAAAAGATCAGGTTTTATCCTAAAAGTGTAGGCAGAAGTTCAGCACGAGTGAGGGCTTCAACTCCGTTGAACAAGAGCAAAACGAATACAGGCAATATCGGTATTTCGGGGCCGTACATCAAAGGCATAGCACGGCCTGGAAATCTTATTCGTCTTCAAGGCAATACGGAAACATGGGATCATCCGGCAATGTACCCTGTAGGTTTGCCGGAGTTTTTTATAAAGTTAACAACATTACGAGGTGATTTGGTGTTTGATCCATTTATGGGCGCCGGGTCCACTCTCATAGCGGCAGAAAAGACAAAAAGAGTATGCTACGGCACGGAACTGCAACCTAAATACGTTGATATTATTCTGGCAAGATGGGAGGAGTTCACAGGCCAGAAAGCTGTTAAGTGTGGTGATTAAGGATGGGTAGGCCGTCAAAACTAACGCCCGAAGTCCAAGAAAAAATCTGCAATGCTATTCGTGCTGGCAACTACTATGAAGCAGCCTGCGCATATGCAGGAATAGATTACTCTACTTTTCGTAGATGGATAATCAAAGGCGAGAAAGCCAAAAGTGGAAAGTATTACGATTTTTGCGAGGCTGTAAAAAAGGCGGAATATGAGGCGGAAATGCGTCTGGTTGCAATGTGGCAGAAGCATATGCCCGATAACTGGCAGGCAATAGCGACTTTTCTTGAAAGACGCTTTCCAGAGAGGTGGGCCCGTAGGCTGGACGTCAAACAGGAGGTGCATGGGCAGGTGAAGATAGAGCATGACATTGCGAGAAAAATCGTCGAAGACCCGGAAGCATCGGAACTTGCCTTCAAACTTTTTGAGCGAGTTGTACAAAACGAATCCGGCAGCGATGGCATACTACCTGACGAGAGGGAAATGGGAACCAGCTAGACACCTGCTCTATATTTCAAAGCAGCTGGTACGACTGGTAAGGGGTGAAGTCAAGCGGCTTATTATAACGCTTCCTCCGCGGCACGGTAAATCAATGCTCGTGTCGCAGTTTTTTCCGGCATGGTTTTTGGGCCTATACCCTTATAAAAGGGTGATTTTAACAAGCTATGAGGCGGATTTTGCGGCGAGCTGGGGACGAAAGGTCAGGGACCTGCTGGAAGTGTATGGACAGGAGCTGTTTGGAATCAGGATCCGGGAAGACAGCAGTGCGGCATACAGGTGGGAAATCGAAGGATATGGAGGCGGCATGTTTACCGCAGGTGCAGGAGGCCCCATCACCGGTAAGGGTGGGGATCTTATAATTGTTGATGACCCATTCAAAAATGCAGAGGAAGCCAATTCCAAGAGGATAAGGGATAAGGTATGGGACTGGTTCCAGTCAACGCTTTACACCAGGTTGGAACCGGATGGAGCTTTGATAATTATTCAAACACGCTGGCATCATGATGATCTTGTGGGCAGAGTGTTAAGTTCGAGCGAAGGTGAACAATGGACGGCAATCAACTTTCCGGCCATAGCAGAGGCGGATGATGTGCTGGGGAGAAAGGCCGGAGAACCACTGTGGCCGGAGAGATTTAACATAGAGACATTGGAGCGGATCAAGAAGACGATAGGCAGCTATTGGTGGAACGCTCTTTATCAGCAGAGGCCTTCACCAGAGGAGGGCGCAGTATTCAAGAGAGCATGGTGGCAGTTCTATAAGGTTATGCCGGAGAGGTTCGATGAGGTTATCCAGAGCTGGGACATGAGCTTCAAGGAGACGGCAAGCGGCAGCTATGTAGTTGGGCAGGTCTGGGGGAGGATAGGCGCAAACAAATATCTGCTTGACCAGGTCAGGGATAGGATGGATTTCCCGACCACGCTCCAAGCGGTCAGGACACTCACTGCCAAATGGCCGCAGGCGCATAAAAAGCTGGTTGAGGAAAAGGCAAATGGTCCGGCAGTTATAGCCATGCTCAAGAAGGAAATAAGCGGACTTGTGGCGGTCAATCCGGAAGGATCTAAAGAGAGCAGAGCCCACGCAGTGGCTCCACAGGTTGAGGCGGGGAATGTNTTNNTNCCGGATCCGACTATTGCGCCATGGGTCCATGACTTCATTGAGGAGTGCTGTGCTTTTCCGACGGGAGCAAATGACGACCAGGTGGACGCAATGACACAGGCACTTATTGAATTGGGCAGATATGTTCCAGTGGATGAGGAGATTAAGCAAATACTCAGGAGGGCAAGTTTTTATGACTAAAAAGCAGGGCTTTTTTCAAAAACGGATAGCCAAAATAGTGGGCGAGACATCGGTTTTGAGGACAATATCCAACATGCCGGTGACAGGCCCATTAATCACCCACTACAGGCTGGACTCCAGTAGAGTGGATTATAGGCTCGCACGAGCTTTGTATTACAACACGGACGACAGGTATAAGCTGGGGGCTTCATTTGCAAGGCCGGTCATCAATACCACTACTGGATTTATGGGCGTGCCGCACTTCAAGCATGAAGACCCGGAAGCAAACATGGAGCTTGAAACCACCTTTGACAAATGGAGCAGTAAGCTAATCCGCATTAACAGGAACACGCTGCGGGACGGGGATGTGTTTGCCAGGATAGTGCGGACAAAGGGACGGTTTGATACGCAGGAAGTGTTCGACATGCAGCTTATACCGCCGGAGTGGGTAACCCCCATCCCGGATCCGCTGAGCGGTGGATACATGGAGGTCATCATAAAAACGCCGATAGAAAATAGGGACAGGGACGGCAGCTTAAGGCACAGTTACTCGGTTGTAGAGGTAATTACACCAACAGCCCGGGAGATAACAATTGAGGGAAGTGCTCCATTTGACATAAAAGAGAAACTGCAAGGGACATACGAAAACCCGTGGGGCTTTATACCGATTGTCCACTTCAAAAACGAGGCAGAGGATTACCAATTGTTTGGGTCCTCCGATTTAGAGCCGATTGAGCCGTTTATGAAGGCGTACCATGATGTAATGCTGTTTTCTGTCCAGGGTGCTAAGTTATTCTCCAGGCCCAAGGTAAAGATGAAGCTCCAGGACGTGCAGAAGTTTATTGAGGACAACTTTTCAAGGGAGGAAATCGAGAGAGGAAAAATCAAATTCGACAACAAGGAAATCTTTTTTATGCAGCAGGGGGATGACATAGAGTTTATAACCGCAGACCAGGGGCTTGAAGGCATCACGACACTGCTCAAGTTCCTGTTNTTCAACATAGTGGATGCAAGTGAGACGCCGGAATTCGCATTTGGCACGGCCGTTCAATCCTCCAAGGCATCGGTGTCGGAGCAGATGGTACCGCTGGTCCGAAAGATCCGCAGAAAAAGGGCCATGTTTGAGGAGCCGTATATCGAGCTGGCGTCGATGTACCTGGCAATGTGGTCCAAGGTAGAAAGGCGGAAGCTGGGCACTTATGCCGTAACCGTTGACTGGGACGAGATTACACCGAGAGATGAGCAGGGTATAGCACAGACGATAAAGACGCTTGTGGATGGTTTAGTAGCAGCCGTAGAATCGGGTCTTATTTCTCTGGAATCGGCCGCAGAATTTTTGAGAGAGTTTGTGCCTTCTATGCTGCCGTGGCTGGATAGGGATGCCCAGGAGGACGAGCAAAGAAGAGTGGCAAAGTCTATGGCATTCTTGAGCAGGGTAAGAGACGGGGCAGGGCTGGATGCGCTGTTTGACAGCGAAGAAGGTGAATAAACATGGGTAAATACATCCGTACAGAGGACTGGATGAATGCAGCCAAGAATAAAGAATTTGCCGAATACATGAAGCGGGCTAGAAAAAGGCTTGATGAAGGTGAAATTGCCACGGTCGGAGAAATAAAAAAGATTTACAGAAGGGTTGCCAAGCAGATAGCGGACGAAATATCCAAAACTACACCGGGCACGCTGCGGTATGCGCATCTTGAACAAATGCACAAGATTTTAAACGAGGCAGCAAGACAGC